CACAGAACCAAGATTGTGTGAAATGGTTCTACCCGCAGTTCCATTCCCCGTATACGTCACCACATCAAAGAACTTCGGCTGCTTGCGGAATGTCCAGGAGGCGATTTTTTCTCCGCTGCCACTAAAACCGGAATCAACAGTACCGATCGTAAAACCATCAGAATTGAACGACGTAAGGCTCCCTGCGGTGGTCAGTTCTGCGCCTGTGGTATTTGTAAAAACTCTCTTTGTAGCGCCCCGGTTTGTATCAAAAATGTTGTTGTTGTAAGCGACATCCCGGTTCTTCAACCAAACCATTCCGCCCTTCGTGGACAGATCAATCCCATTAGTAATGGTCTGTGATGAAGCAGTTCCTTGCCCGGTGTAGAGCCACGTCGAGAACACGTCCTCGATGTAGTTGGCTGCTGTGGCTACAGCGGCTGTTTTTCCTGCAGCACTAAACATTGCTTACCTCACACCGTGTAGTTCTGACCAACGGTGGTGCCGTACCAGTTAGTTCCGTCTGCAAAGAAGGAATAGATGTCCTGCCTGCTAGCGGTACTGGTAATGGTTGGCGCAGTATTGCCAGGCCATCTGACCGTTGACCATGTTACTGTCCTGCTGCCAGTCCCGTCTTGCTTCAACAGCAAGATGAAAGACTTTCCGCTGGTGGCAGTAGGCATCGTGATCGTGGCATTGCCGGTAAGCGTAATGATCTGAAACGTGCCGTTGGTCAACGCAATCGTGATGGCGGTACTGGAGTTAGCAGTAAACGGTGTTTCCGTATAGTTGGTCACCGTCGTGTTGATAAGCGTCAGGTTGCCGACGTTGCTTGCAGTGCCACCAAGACTGATGGTTGTGTTGCCAAGAGTAACGTTGCCGGTAGCTGCTGCAGGCGCTTGGCTAACCCAAACGGTGCCGTTGCTCGTCAACACGTTGCCGTTGGTTCCGGGACTGACTGTCGTGATGGAACCTGTGCCGTTGCCGACCATCACCCCGTTTGCGGTGATGCTGACAAGGCCAGTACCGCCTTGGTCAGCTGTGATCGGAGTAGAGACGCTATTGATGGTGACGTTTGCCAACGTCATGTTGTTGAGCGTACTGACCGTATTGCCCAACTGAATGGCGGTGTTGCCCAGCGTGATCGTGGTGGCAAAGTTTTGGTCTAGCTGAGCAAGCGGAATCGCTGCAGTAGCGCCAGCAAATGTGTTTGGGACGGCCATATCAGAACCTCACTCTAAGTTCATGTTCCATTTCGAAGGTGTTGACAGTGAACGCAGCAGCGTTGCTGGTCAGAGTCAGGCCCAAATACTTCCCGTATTGTTGGGCATCTGACTTGTAAAGGAAATACCCGGAAGACAGTAGCCAGTTGATTGTTTGGCTAGAGTTGTTGATCCAAGGAATAACCTGATTCTGGTTGTTGATCCATGTCACGTTGCCGTTCTGCAGCGTGTACACAGGACTAGAGCCAGTTTCACTGTCAACCGTGACATTCAGTGTTGCGCTCTGCACCAGCGTGGCTTCAATGCCAAACTTCAGAGCCTGTTTTGTGCGGATAGGGTCGCCCAACGGCATCAGGGCAGTCCTGATGGTGCTGTTGATGGCTCCCGTACTGTTCCCGTACAGCTCGTACAAGTCCACATTGTCCACGCCATAGAGGCGAATCGTGCCCTCTACTGGCACAGATGCCACAAAGTCGATGCTGCCCTGGCTCGTAATAAACCACTTTTTGTCAAAAAAGACGGCCTGAACTTGCCTTGGTGTCGGTGTGGTCGTGGTTGGATCGTTGTATGTGAAGTTAAACGCCGCGCACAGGATGTTATTGACCAGGACTTGCCCACCCGTAATCGGCATGGAGAAGTCGATGTTCGGAAAGATGCCGTCTAGCGAGTCTGATAGCTTGCTGGTGGTAGAGCCGACTAGGGCGTACATCCCGTAGTCGTTCATGAACAGCAAGCTGCGGAAGTACGGGAAGATGGCGTCTGTACGACCTGTGCCAATACTGGCACTGACGTTGGTGTTTGTGAACAGCGTGGTGCCTTCTGGAGTCACCCGCAGGTCAGAAATAATGTTGATGCTTGTTTCGCCAAAGATGTACAAAAAGTTGTTGGCAGAAACGATAGCCTTGATGTTTCCGCGCAGGGTGGAGTCGCTTAGCGTGAGCGAACCTGCGGAGACAGAAGTGAAATCAGTTGCACTGTCTGCAGCCGAGTAGTACAGGGTTCTCCCTGATGCCACCCATACACGGCCACCGAAAGTCGCCACATCCTGCACATCGTCAGTATTGACGATAGCCTTGGCTGCTGCGTTACTGCCACCACCGCCTGTAATCGTGACCACCACGTTGGAGGTGGCGGTGTAGCCTGCCCCCGGATTGGTCATGATGATTTGGTTGACCGTGTTGCCGCTGATGATGGCAGTGGCGTTGGCCTGTGTGGTGTAGCCGGTAGCGTTGCCGATGGTCACCACCACGTTGGCTGCGTTGCTGTAGCCGCTGCCTCCGTTGGTGACGATGACGGAAACAGTACCCTTCTTGAACGTGGTCAGCTGCGAGATTGCCGTGGCATTGGCCCCGCCTGACGGAGCAGCTTCGATGGTGACCGTAGGAGGTGAGGTGTAACCAGAGCCTGCTTCTGTTAGGAAAATGCTCGTGACTTGGCCGGTGCTGATCGTTGCGACTGCGTTGGCGCTCGTGCCGCCACCGCCTGTAATCGTCACACTAGGCGTCTTGATGTAGCCGCTGCCCGTCTCTGTAATCGTCACGGACACCACGTTGCCGCTGGCAAGCGCAGCCGTTGCTCTGGCCGTGATGCTGCCTGGGACATCAGGCGCAGAGATCGTAACCAATGGGACAGAGCTGTAGCCGCTACCAGGCGTGTCTACCGTGATGGCACGCACGCCACCGGCTGCGGTGGTGATCGTGGCCTCTGCCAGAGCCTGTACGCCGTTGGCTTCGTTGGGTGCAGAGATCGTGACTACGGGTGCCTGCGTGTAGCCTGCGCCTGGGTTTGTGATGCCTATAAAGCCAACAGAGTTGCCGCTAACGAGACTAGTGCCATTCCAGTTGTACAGACCGCGCTCAGGGTCGGCAATGATGACGCGCTCATTCTTGTACTGAGCAGTGTTGATGTCACCGCCCGAGAACGTGCCAGAAGTCGCTACGTTTCCCTTAGTGTCGCTCGTCAGGTCAAAGAATTGAGATGCACCGTTTGCGCTGAAGACCAGAATGTAGTCATTGAGGTCAATGTTGGCAGAAGTGATGTGCGTGACCGTGTTGCCAAACACCACGTTGTTGCTGGTGCTGTCAACCGTGTGCTTCTGGGCCGGGACGATCTTGATGTTGCCAAACCCGATGGGCATGGCGTTCTCAATCCACGAGAACTCTTTTTCGTCAATCGCAGTGCGGTTAGCCTTGGTGTTGATACCAAGGAAGTTCTTGATGACAGCGTAGGACTTCTTCTGCTCAGCCGCTGCCATGACTTAAATCTGCGAGTATGGATTGGGGATGCGCCGGGTGTACACAGAGTTGAGCACTCCCTGCACATCCTTGAGGTACTGTTGTTTGAAGATTTCCGCTTCTCCGTAGCTCTGCTCCTTGTACTTTGCCTTGTAGGCGGCGTAGAACTGGACAGGATTGGTGTACGGAGCCTTGATCTCATCTACAGCGTTGGGCGTAGACAGGCTCAAGGGCAGAGGAAGTCGAACGGTATCCACCTCAATCGTGTACGACTGGTCGGGTACAGGCGAGATATAGATGGCTTTCTGGCCGTAGGTGGAAAAGCACACGGGCCTGCCAACATAGTTTTGCCAATAACGAACTTGCGCGTTGAAGTCAGACCATGCCAGATAGCGCAGCGGAATGCGTGAATTTCCCCAGTAAAGCGTGACGTTGAGTACATCCAGCGTCTCATCTCCTTGCGGCAAAGCCGAGTAGGGGATGATTTCAGCATTGGCCACATACTTTAGCGTGGCTGTGCCATCCGTGAAGTTGGTGCTGGGTGGGAAGACGTTGGCCCCACTGGGGTAGGGAGGGGCAGATGTGCCGAGCACACCGCCGGTCACAACCTCGTAGATGAAGATGTTGGAGAAGATGTAACTGCCAGTCGTGACAGTTGCGCCTTCCGTCCAGATGGTGGCGGCTGTGCCGTCAGGGGCCAGAGGCGTATAGGAAATCTGGAGAGTACGCAGACAGCCGGTGTCGCGTACTACCTCTTCCCTAGCCTCGTTGATGTAGTCGGTTAGTTCCGACTCGCTCCAAAAGACGCTATTTGCATCGTGCAAGAGGCGTTGCACTTCCAACAGATAGGAAGATAGTGTTGCCATGTAGCGTCCATATCAAGCGACCCTAGGACTGGCTTTCCCCGCTGCCCGTTTTTCAACGAGCAGGGGAACGACACCAGCCGCTGAGGGTAACGAGCGGCCTTTGCTGGGAGCTTCAGTAGAGATCGTAATCTTACCGAGACGCTCCAATCCTTGTT